CGGGGGTTGTGTTCCTTACACAAGGGCACGACATCCATCGTGGGCTTTAATTAGCGCACTTTGGTACCTATCACCTCATCCCAAAGGAAGAGGTGGGAAGGAGTCGTAGCGGTTTTCGGACTGAAACGGCATGTGCGATGCACATACCGCGTCCGCGTTATGACTTCGGACTTCACCGTTGCGGTGGAATTGTCCAAGTCTGAGGGTGACATGCCGGTAAGCTGCTTAAGGAAAACAGCAGTACGGTTAGCCACCATCGGGTCAGGCCTACTTCCCCCGTAGTTCTTTTCAATGAACCAGAGGAAAAGTGACCTCCAACCAGCAGTCTTGCGACTGTCCTGCACAGGAGCATAGCCTTTGAATACCGGGAACCCGTAATTCGGGTAAGAAACCGGTGGCCATCGGCGAACTACGGTATTATGTACCGTCATCATCTTAGGCTTGGAGGCCGGCGGATGATGCCTATCAATCCTCAACTTCTTCGTCCTCCACGCGAGGCCGGGGGTAATCCATACCCCGGAGCGTGAATCCTCATTCCAGGGAACGAGGCGGAGACCTAACCGTTGGACTTCAGCTGCTGCCCAATCCATTAATGGACCGGGAACTTCAGCAGCCGCGATCAGGCCGTTCAGAGCATGTGACATTCCCGCTAAATCCGATTCTCTCGGACACTCGCGGAGATAAAAGGGCGTAACAAGTTGCCCTTTATAGTAGTCACACCCACAGCTCTCGCGGAAGCGAGAGTCAGGGTTATAGAATGACTTAGCGTCATTCACTCTGAACCCAAAGAAGGAAAGCAGCTTCACTAAGGAAGGAACCAGGTGAGTCTCGAGGGCGATGTCGTCCCCATAGACTGCGTACTGTCGAGAACCGACAGCACGACAAGCTGCTGCAAAGATCAGCGTCTCGAGGGTGAACGTATAACCGTTACCCATGGAAGAGAACTTGGCATAAGTGCCAGTCCCCCAAGGGGCGCTGAACGAAGAGGAGCGGAAAGAACACAGAAGTTCGAACCACTCCAACGGCAATAACCACGCTACAGCATTATATGCAAGCGTGTCGGAAGCCATCTCCAGGTCAACGGTTGCTAGTGATCCATCTATGGATCCTATGCGAGCGAATTCCTGGTTCTTCGCCTGGGAACTCAAGTCAATCCCCCACCTCCGGAGCTTGGACTTAAACCAAGTATCCAACGCAAGTTGGAACGGAAGTGAGTGTGTTGGCTCTTTCGCAATAGTGCGATGAGTTTTCCAGTTCTTCGGAACAAGCGTAATAGCATTGCGCTCAACGCCTGTAAAACGGCA